CAAGTTGCGTCTTTGCTGCTCATTCTGCATCCTTATCTGACTGACCAATTGGTCAATCGAGTGGATCAGACGGTCGATCGGGTGCGAGTAACAAATCCCGCCAGCCCGATTTGCGTCTGATTGCAGCAAATGAGAGTCCCCACGAGAGTTCAAGTGTTCAAGCCCGAGACCCCCGTGAGAACACTCATTTGCTGCATTTGTAATTGTTGAGGGCTTGAACACATGATCATCAGAGCATGGCTGTTTTGCTTTGTCAAGGGCTGTAGATGATAAATCTTTCCCGATTTGCGAAATTTTTTCTATGCCTGCTTTGAGCGTGGAATCTTTGTGGCGCAAGTACCTGTGCGTTTGGTCAACGCTTTTATGCCTGACCAACTTCTGAATCAGGTCTGCGGGCACTCCCAATTCAAATGCGCTGGTGATGAACCCGACCCGCATCCGATGCCATTTGCCACGACCCTCGATGCCGCATGATTGCATGTCCCGATCAAGCCCCTTCTGCGTCGGATAGTCATCGAACACCGTTTCGCCCTGGCTGATTTGCCGCCACGCTCGGAGCGTCGCCACAACGCTTGCGGATATAGGCAGTGTGTCGCGCCGTCGACTCTTATCTTTTGTGACCTTGATTTCTGCACGCTCGAGATCGATGTCGTTCCACCGCTGCCACCTCCACTCGCCCCATCGCATCCCTGTTCCGTTGAGCAGTCGATACAGCACGGCGCGGGCGTTGGCGTTGTTCCTTATGCGGCCGTCAGGATGACGCGCTGCACGCTCGGCGGCGACGATGAGTCTATTGACCTCGTCTTGCGTAAGTGCGTCCGCGCCTACGCCAGCGCGTCCACGCGGAGCAGGTATCGACACCCACGGATTTATACTGAGTCTGCCTTGCACGACGAGCCAACCCGCAAACTGCCTGCATAGGCTCATGCGATTGCGCACGGTCTGCGGCGATAGTTTGCGGCTCATGCTCATCGCACTTAACCATGCGACGCATGACGCGGGTGTAAGTTTGTCGCCTGCGTGCTCGACCCACCGCCTAGCCCATCTCCCGGCATTCTTAGAGTGATGGCGGTCGTAGCCCTGTTGATCAACGAGCCACACTTCCCAAGCGAGAACCTCGTCCGTCAGAGTTAGCATTAAGGGTGAAGTGTAGGCGGCAAAACCACAAAGACAAAATAAGATGCGGAAAGTCTTTAACATTCTCCGACATTCGGTCGAAAGTTATTCGTGCTTTAGCCGCCACATTTGAGAAGTTTAGCCGCTTGGTTTGTCATTATTTCCTGTCAGCAAATGCTTAATTGATTGCGCCACGCCACCCGCTGCGTCAATTACGCTTGCAACCGAACCGCCTACGCCTACCGTGACATCCCACAGTGGCGGCGTTAATGGGCACGACACCTTTGCCATGCGCGCCTTGTTTTTTAATAATGCTCTCGGGTTCGATCCGCATCCACACTTGCTGCACCAACCAAAATTATCTGCGTCAACCTCGCCCTTATATTCAATCTTTCTAAACTCGCAACTTCCGCAAATTGCCAACCGTTCAGCAATTGTTTTTTCCGATGCTGGACCATTTAAAGCGTGATAGGTTTCTGCCTTTGCATACTCCATTGCCTTCGCGGCCGACAAGGCGTTGACTTTCTTTTCTTCGTCTGTCAGCCTGCTGTACATCACATCAAAAGGTACATCGGGCGGCTTTGACATTAATTTTAAATTCTCAATTACAACTTGTTCTTTCGCACGAGTTTCAATCAGGATTTCCGCGCACATAGGATCGCTAGCACAACGCAACATTTTTTTCATCATGTCATCATTGCAGCGAGGATTTTCTACGCAGTCTTGAATTACTCTTTTAATTTGTTCTTTTATTGGTTCTATTTCTGGCATAAATTTTCTTTAGCATCCTGATACAGATGCGGTAATACAGCAATCTTTCCAATATCCATGATCGGTTCCTTGAGCATAATAGTTGTTGGCAGAATTGCCTCCGCAAGTCGTACAATTACCTGCGCCGCTACCACCTAAAAAGATAGTGGAACTGCATCGTATTCCACATGGTGGATCGGTAGTTTCGCATTGTTGATTGTTAGACCAAACTCCACCATTTGGCGCGTTGCAATACGGCGTAACAACAATATTATAATCACCCGGAGTTCCGCTGCCAGTGTAAATGCAACCGCACTGCCCATTCACAGCCGCACTGCAATAACCTAATTGTCTTCCACTGTAATGTGTTGCCTGACAGCATGGATCGCCGTTTGAATCAAATGAATCATTTAAATCAGTATATGATTGAGTTGCGGCATCGCATAAATCAAGATTTGCAAAACAATCACCGCTATCAACTGTGAGAATTACCGACATGGTGTAGTTCTTATAAAGACCTGGTACTGAAAATGATTGTGCTTGAAACGCATTTATATGAGCGTTAATAAGATCAGTCGGTGTTCCATAAGTGACATTATTTTGTGTATATGGAAATAGTGAAGGTGTGATATCTAATAAAGTTATAATTCCACCAGCCATACTCCCCGCGTTGCAGGGATAATTTGTGTATTCACCCATCACCGTTCCAGACAACACGGCAATTCTTGTTGGTATACAACCCGTTGGAAGAGTTGGTTCGCAATTATGTACTTCTTCACAAGTTTGCTGTGCATGAAATACATTCAGCCTGTTGTTTAATTCAGTCGCGCCGTGGTCACGGTCGTAATTTATTTTGTTGCAGGCACACCATTCAACATCGTCTTCGCAATCAAAAATCACCCATTTTTCGCCTGTTGGTTCGGATGGACAGCAAGCAGGTGGAAATACCACTTTGCGAAATTTGCAGCACGCGCCTCGGCAAGTATGTTCAGTGCAACTAGATTTTGAATGAGGAATGTAAAGGTTTGGCGGAGTTGGCGCACAAGTGCCACCTGCGGGATTAACTACGCACGAACTTGTGAGATGGTCTTGACCTTCACACTTGCAACAGACAGGGCCACGGCAACAGCAAGTGACAGTATTCATCAAACTCATTTCGTCGACCTTCCCCACGCCGCCGCGAATAGTGGATCGCTCGCCCGCTTTGCCGCCACGAATTCTCGCGCTGTAGCCGGGTCGTCGCCGAGCATCTTGCCCGCAAGGTCTGCCTCGTTCTGCACGCGGCGCGGGATCCAACCGATGGCAACGCGGATGAGCGTGCCAAGTCCTGTCTGCCACAGCAACGCCACCAGCGCAACCGCCACGACGGCTCCTAGACCCCACTGCAAAAGCGTCGCCCAAAATGGCACGATGTCTTTCACGCCACTCACGGCTATGGAAATTTGGCGTGTTTCGTTCAAGATGATCTCCGCGTCTGCTTTAATAGTCACGGCTGCGGCCACGATCTCGGGCTGAGCGGAGTGTGTCGTGATGAACACACTCCGCTCATAGATCGAGTGTGCGGCGCTTGATGCGACGCTGGCGCTGCTGGCGATCTCTTTGGTCGCCGAACAGCCCGCTGTGAGCACGGCGAGAAGAATTAGTCCTTGAGTCCAAGCCATGATTTGACCTTCGAGTGAAACGCGCACGAAAGTAGATAGCCGCCAAGTACGAGCAACAAAGAATAAAAGACAGTTCCAAGAAATCCGTCCATTTGTAATCCTCCATTATTTCAAGTTCATCCGATCAATCTTGATTGCCAACGCGGCAATCGCCTCAGTGTGCTTTTCATCTATTGCTTGACCGCGTATGACTGCTTTGGTTAGTTCGGCTGCGGTCAAGGTCAGCGATTTCGTGTCTTCTGCAATGCGTGTCAAGACTGCATTCTTTTCGCCAAGCGACGAAACATAAAGACCCAAGGCGATCAGGATGCCTATGAGTTGACCCACGAGCACAGTCGTTTGCAGCGGTGTCAGGGATTGCTTTCGTGCGGGAGCCATTATGTATCGCATGTCCCATCAATTGCGTTTGTAACGCAGAAAAATCGTATTCCATTGATGTTTGTAACAATCACTACGGTTCCCGCCACGACGGCATTCAAATAAAATCCACCTGTGATGTATGCGTGCGTGATGCCTGGTCCGTCTTGCGCTCCTGAATTTTGTTGCAGAGCCTCAATAGTGTTGTAGGCCGTTTCAGATGTCTTGGTCGAATCTTCCTCAAATTTGAAAGTCGTATTGTTCCACTTGCATTCGGTGACTGTGTATCGAAATCTTCTGTCCGCGATTATTGTCGTGTAACTATTGACCCACGCAATGTATGTACTGAGTTCTGATCCGTTTGGTTTTTTCCTACCCCTTGCATCATTCGCAGGCGATCTCTCATTCGCTTTGTTGGCGATCTTGTTCCAGCCCCGAGTCGACATCGGGCCAAAACCTTTTCGGATATTTGGCTTGATGTCCATGATTAGGTGTACGCAATGCTGAGAGCAGAGAATGCCGCTGTCAGCGGCAACGGCTGCACCCAATACACATGCGTCGCATGCGAAATGTTTGTGCTTGATACCGCCGCGCTTGTCGCGGGCGCGTGAATCACATTTCCGTTTTTGTCTCGCAGTGCCTGCTGCCTCATGTGGAAGGTGTACGGATCATGCGAGAATTGGTAGTTGACTTCGTACGTGTTCGGGCCAATGCGACTGGTCGTAGATCCAGTCAGGACGAGCGAACCCGCATCGCATGCGTATGTATTGCCTGTCGAGCCAAAGGTGTATGCCGCGCTATTTCTTTTCCCAACAATGCCAGCGATCGTCGCATACGCGGGTCGTCCATAGATCACATTGCGCACGCTGATATTGATGACGGTCTGAATGTTTGAAATCGGTTCGCCGCTAGTGTCCATTGGAGATCCCAAGATATTGGTTGCGTCATTAGGCCCGTTTCCGTTTGCCTGAATAGTCATCGAGGATCCTGAGCGCCAGATGTCCACAATATTCGTGGTGATGTTGGTTTCGATGGCCGTGAAGCCCTGCTCCGTCTCAGATTTTACATCTATGGCAGTCGCGTTTGCACCATCGCCAGTAGTCGACTCAAACGAAAATACGACATTCCAAATCTTGTCCATGCCATCGCCGACTGGCGAATAAGTTGCGGACACGAATCGCATGTACGTGGCCATTGTCCCGTCATCGCCGCCGCCGAATACTTCGTACGCAGAGGCTCCCGATGCAATTGTGTATACGCTGATTGATATACCAGCATCATCCGTCACAAGATAAGACTGTGTCCCGCTCCAGCGGCCGCGATCGTATGTCGCCTGGCGTTCGCGCTTTGTCCATACAAGAGTCATTATGTAACTCCTCCCATTATCTTGAGTGTCTTGTCCATCGACTCCATATATCTTTTGAGTTCGATGGCGTTGGTCAATGTTTTTTCGGCAAGTGCCATTTCTTGACTCTTGGAGAAGTCTTGCGAACCCGCGACCTTGATCGATCCAATGTCAACTGTTGCCATTTTGTTTTTTGAAAGATCGTTGACATTCTTCTTTGCAGTGGGAATATCTGTATCAATTGTTTCGCTTGCCTTTAAACCATCTGCGCCTCGTTTCGCAACCTTTTGCCTAGCGTCGGCAGTTTTATTCACCGCTTCGAGCGCATCAAATTCCTGCATGAGTTGAATCTTGCCAGCGTCGGCAATGCTTTTATGGCTATTTAGTTCCAACTCATAAATCATTCGCTTTGTCCGACCAAGATCAAGATATCTTTGGTTTTGTTGTTCAACCCATTCGGTTGCATTGACTTGCAAATCATTCTGCGCCTTTAATTCAATTGTTTTATTTGTCTCTTTTGATTGTGCTTGAATCTCAATAATCGGATCACGAGATTTATGTCTTTTCTCTGTTATTGCATTATTTTCATCCGTATTTTTTTTGGATTTTTGCTGCGCATCTCCTCCCTGCGCATCTCCTCCCATTGTCTTAGGTGTCTTGTCTATCTCTTTGAAATCGTTTGAGGCTTGTTGAGGAATCTCTTGTTTTGCGTTAATTGTCTTTAACGTTTCGTCCATCGACTCCATATATTTTTTGAGTTCAATGGCGTTATTTAATGTTTTTTGAGCAAGTGCCATCTCTTGATTTTTGGAGACATTCTGCGCACCCGCGACTGTGATTTCACCGATTGCGCTGCTCACACGCGACATGTTGTTTTTAGAGAGATCGTTGACATTTTTCTTCGCAGTCGCAATATCTTTCTCAAGAGTTGCGGTTGCCTTGAGATCATCTGCGGCTTGTTGCGCAGCCTCTTGTTTCGCGTCGGCAGTCTTCTTGACCGCTTCAAGCGCGTCAAATTCCTGCATCAGTTGCTTCTTGCCAGTGTCGGTCATGCCCTTGTGGCTTTGCAATTCCAACTCATAGATCATGCGTTTCGTACGACCAAGATCGAGATACCTTTGATGCTGTTGTTCAACCCATTCGGCGGTGGCGGCTTGCTGATCACTCTGCGCCTTTAATTCAATGGCCGCGTCTTTGTAAAATTTCGCAAGATCCTCTTGGGCTTTGCCCTTTTGTTGTAGAACAATTAAATCTTGCACATTCGATTCAATTGTTTTTTTTGCCTCTTCTACCTGAGACTGAATTATTTTGTATTGTTGGTCTAGTTCAAGTCCGATTTTCTCTTCATATTCTTGTCGAGTCTTTGCTGCCTGTGCTTCAGTCTGAATGATGGGGTCACGAGTATTCTGTCTTTCCGCTAGTTTTGCGTCATATTCAGCCATCTTTGCTTTGGTTTTTTCTTGCGCATCTTTCATCTGAGAGTCACTCAGATTTTTAAGTTCAACCAACTTCTTTTGACGCATGCTTTCTTGCGCAATCATTTCGGGAGACTGCCCAAAATTAGCGTTCTTCTTTTCCTGACTTGTGATTTCACTTTCGGGTGATTGTAATTTTCTTAGATTTGAAACAATGTCAGTCGTGCGTTTCATCTGTCCATTGCTTCTTGCAATGGACGCATTGGCGGCATCGACTCCGTTTGCCCACTCGCCGATTGATTTCCCAATTTCAAAGAATGTCCCGGCAATGGGTATGGATTTGATTGTCGTAATCAAACTATTTCCGATGATCTCCATCGCACCGCTCAAACCCTTTTCGCCGCCCTCCTTGAAACCCTTGATCATTTCCAAGGCCATTTTGCCGCCAGCGTCGACCATGCCAATGACACCCAACCCGCCAAGAAGTTGACCGCCAAGATTCTTCATCTGCTTCGCATTGATTTTTTCAATGCTTGCGGCAATCCCGCTGCCGCTTTTCTTTGCGGAATTCTCAGCGGCTTTCATGCCCTGCACGAATGGGTCGGGATTCGCGTATAGATCGACCGTCATCTTTCCTTGGATTGAACCCATTACTTAACTCCCATTTGATGCTTGAGTTTTTTCAATGATGCGCTTGGATCTATCTTTGGCTTGTCGACATACGCCATGAAATCCTGCGGGCTGAATGACTGTGATCGACCCGAGCGATGCGCGTTGGCGACAGTCGACGCAACAATGCCCGCGCCGAGATCCGCACGCTGGCGTGAGTCGAGGCATCCAACAATGCCTTGATATTCAATCCATTCTTGGAGTTCTCGTGAAGACATTCGATCTCCTAACTCTGCGACAGTCATTTTCAACTCAGCCGCAAGCATGAACATGAACATGCGTATTCCGTTGCGGCTTCTCAGTTTTTTTCGAGTTCTTCTGCGTCCTTTGCGCCAAGGCCCGAGAGGTGCTGGCAATGCTCGTACAACTTGTCGATCACCGAAGCAGGCATTGATCCCACTTCCGCAATCTCCGCATCGGTGAACATTCGCACGCCAGCCTCCGTCGTTATACAGCGCACAACGAGGCTGGCGCGGATGTTCTTCACACCCTTCTTGATGTCACGCTCGGAATAAACATACTGCTCCCATTGGTCACGCTCGCCAGCCGTGAGGCCGCGAAGCGAGACGAGACCGTCGATGCCCGCAACCTTGACGGTAGCGGTCGGGATTTTGAGAGCGAGTAGTTGTTCTCTGATTGACATGGTGGCTCCTGATTAGGTGATGGTGATTGCGCCTGTGCATTGCAGGCTGATTGATGCAGTGATGATTCCGTCAACAGCCGCTTTGATTGAGTAGCCAGTCACGATTGCGTTGCCTGAGACGCTTGAACCATCAGCGAGAGCAATCGCAAATGCGTTGGAAGTTCGTGCTGTTACTGCGGCTTTGACTCCGTCTTGACCTGTGTCTGCGCCGTTGCTATTCACATCGCAGGAGATGGTTCCTGGCGTAATAATGCCAGGCAGAAACGTCTTGGTCGTGCCTTGAATGTTTGTGGATTCAACCGTTGAAACACTGAATCCATCAAATGATAAAGAGGTAACTTCTCCAACTGCAAGCGAATTATATGTGAGTGTTGTTGTTCCTGAATTTGCTACAATTACTGCCATTTTAGTATTCCTTTAGTTAGTTAGGGTTGTGATCCGTCAGTCAACGTGACTGGCGAAGGTGCTGATGCGACATACCAAATTTTTATAGTGACGCTGCAAACAAACGCACCGAGTTCAGTGCCTTCGCTGCCTAAGTCGTACGAGAGCGACGTGCCCTCAATGCGAATGTTTTGAATTGTCATCGGGCTGTTTGTCGATGTCGCAAGCGTTCCGCTCGCCGCATAGAGATCGACCCGCACGTGATCAGCGATGTTGGACGCGCTGGCGAGTGACGAGTGCACGCAGTCCACGATCACTGTTGCGACTCGCAAACGGTCTGCTCCAGTTATCGTCGGGCTAGCGGTGTCATCGCTTTGACCCGAAACGACAATGAACGGCATAGCAGTTGTTGGCCGCACGAACGACTGGAATATCTTTGTCGCTGACCCCAACGCCGTGATCACGGTCGGAGACTGTTGCAAGGCGAGATGAATGGCTTCTACGAATTTCATCGTGCCGCCTTGTTCATTTCTTTTGCGATGCGAGCAAAGACCTTGTCTAATCCGTAGCCGATGTCCGCAGTGAATTTGGCGTTGATTGTTGCGCCGTACATCTGAAAGAACTTGCGGAACACTTGCCAGCCTTGATATGCGCGTGATGGATCCACGTAGCGGCCGTGCTCGATGAGCCAGGAATTTTGCGTCTTGCCCCAAATGCGTGCCCACACAGTCGCCTTGTTCTTGCCGATTTCTTTGGGGATAATCCTGTTGCTGTAGATGTTGTGCGCAATGCGCAGTCGACTCTCTTTAATCGGATGGATCGGCTGATGCTTCTTCGCACGCCAGCGCCACGACTTCTGCGCGTCGGTCTGATTCTCGTCGTTCTTGCCGACATAAGTGCCGTACATGCTTGCGAGTTTGCCTCGCGGGGCAGTCAACGCCTTGACCTCTGCCTTGCGCAAGACCTTGTAGATATCGTCGCTGCGCATGGTCTTCATCTGATCAAGGAACTGATCCAAGCCCTTGATGATCTTGCCGCTGCTTGACATTACGCAACCTCCCTGCATTGCATGATGAGAGTGTGACCCGCTGACTTGTAGTCAACGATTGACACGATCTCGAATGTGGTGCTGAGTGTCGTGCCGCTTGTGCCGCGACTCACGCTTGCAGTGAAGCGGTCAGTTGCCGCAATGCCCGGGTAGAAGTTGGTGGTGATTTGATGCGTTACCACTTGCGACAGCATTGCGTGGTTAGTTCGTTCGACCGCGCTCGAGTCTTTGATCTCGCCAAAGATTGTGTCGCCACTGGTGTAGGTGTATGTCGGTGTGCCGAACGACCCGATCGTCTCGGTGCGGGTCTTGATCACAAGCGGAGTCCGCATCATGCCGCTGTTCATTGGTATTCACCCGACTTGTATTGGGCGATCAAAGCCTTGATCGTGCCGGGCACTTCGTACTGTTGACCTGGAGCCAAAGTGGCTCGGTAGTCGTAGAGCGTCGAGCACTGCATCAGGATGGCGTGCTTGAGCGCAATCGGGATCGTAGTTGCACTGGAGCCGTGACCAGCGACATAGACAACTGTGACGACTCCTGCGCCGCCGCCAACCAGTGACGGCCATGACTTGCCGTCAAGCAGCTGGATGCGACCAATGCCGTTGTATGACTTGGTGGTGTAGTCGGTCGACGCTGACAGCGTCTGCGTGTTGCCCGATGTATCGACATACTGCACGCTTGTCACGCTGACCAGTGGCGAGCGCGGCAGTGCGATCTCGTAGCCCGAGCCGTTATAGACCTCGTTGCTCGAACCTTGCACTGGCGTGTTCTGCGGGAACGAGTCATAGACCGATGTGAATGTCGTATTCGGAATTGCGATGCCGCAGTAGTTCTCGATCATCATGCGGGCTGTCGTGATGATTGATGTCGACCCGCTCGTGCTGGCTTGGATATATGTGTCGTCTAATGAGTGAAAGACACGAAGGTGAATTTTGCATTGCGCAGTGGTGATCGGCTCAAAACTCGGAGCGGTCGTGATCGTGGTGTTGACTCTCATCGCGGTGTCGCTCCCTTCTTCACGGCTTTGCATGGAACGGCCCGCGAGCAGCACTGCACATCGTCAGAGTCTGCACGCTCGGCGTAACCGAGTGCGAGCCACTCGATCGCTGTGCGCTCGTCGACGGCGATGACTTCGCCCGGCGCGTGAACGCCAGTCGCTGTCACAACTCCTTGGATCATCTTCACATTTCGCATAAATCCTCGGCACGCA